TATCTAAGATATATTCTGCGCCGGACTCCAAAACTAATCACTCCATTCTACACAATTTCTATACAAAACTACCACAATCACTCCACTATTCGTCTCTTTCCTTCTCTTGCTTCTCTCTCCTTTCTAGTTATATTTTCTTCTTACGTCTCACAAAGTCATCCCCCTCCTTCACAATCCACACCATACTACGCTCTCATCTAAAAAATCGTATCTCACTTCACCACACTCACCTCGCCCCCAACGCCCGCTCCGCTCGCACCACCTCCAACACCACCGCCGTGTCTCCACCCAAGTTCGCCGCTGTCTGCTTGTCCGGACCCAAGATTCGAACTGTGAACGAATTCAACACTATCGGCTCTCCCTTGTGCGTGTACGGCACCGCATCCGCCGTCGTTCCCATCGTATACGACGCCGCCGAATAATAACGCCCCACCACCGCACGAATGCTATCATTCCTGTAACCATTCGCGCCTATGTACTGCACCCCTCCCCATTGCGACGCCACGTCCACCAGAAAATAACCTATGTCTGTCGACTTAAACTGCGTCGATGCTGCACGAATCTCACGCGTCACTCCATTGCTGTCTGACAAAAACGGCGATCCCGTCGATATCGTCGGCATGTACCAATACGCCGACGACGCACCCCGCGTCGCTATATCGTCCAAACCTATGAAACCCGTCGTCGCATTCGTCCCCGTCAATAGTGGTGCACTCAACATCTCAATCGATTTCGGCTCCCAACCTGCCACCTTTGTCCCTGCCGGGTACTGCTTCACCGGAGCTATCAGATCCTCCAATGTAAACCCCAGCACTCCACCCGGCTTATCCTTCCCTCCCCAAAACTCAAACGATGTCCCGTCCGGCAACGCCGCACTCAATGACCGAAAAAATATACCCCCATTCCGACTCACCGCAATCACCTTGTCGTTGTTCGACGCCAGATTCTCCGTCTTTGTAAACCCTACCGACTCGTCGTAGTTTGTCGTCCCTTCCAAACCATACATCGGCGAATGAATGTAGCTCCAGAAAAACACCCCCTTGTCCTCATCATAGTCCAGCACCATCTGAGTCGCACCTATCAGCATCCCTCCATTCAACGCCGGATCATTTGCCTCGTTCCGAGCATTCAGTATCGTCGCATTCCCCATCCCCTCCTCCACAAACACCGTCCCCGGATAGTCATCGATGTTGTACTGAATCAAAAAGTTGCTATTGACTATTGGGTTCGTAAAATCAGTTGTGTTGTTCCCCTGAATGTTCCGATTGATCCGTGTCGTCAACTCCGACGGCGTATAGTCTCCCGCTTCCAGTGTGAAATTCACCGATCGTGTATACGGCGCATACGTATCATTTCCTGCCGGATAAGTTGTGTTCACTGCCAGAGTGATAGTCGATGAAAAATGCTTCCCGAACTGAATAAATTTCAGATTGTACTTTGGACCGGTCTCCATGAAGGTCAACTGAATCGTGTCAGCACCGTTCGGCGAACCCGGCGCAATAACAAATGAATTCGCGGCGATCAGCAGACCCTTCTGCGTCTGCACACCACCATTTGGACCATAGTCCACCGTGATATCCGCTGTCGGATCGTATGAAAAATTCTCTGTCATTGGCGTTGACCCCAACGTATACTCCCACTCGCCATCGATTGGGGATTGACCATTCCATACCCTATTCCCATCTGCTCCACTCACCAGCAGCGGGTACTCCCGAAATGGTGGCCCTGGCGGATCCCCCACATGCTTGTACAGCAATGTGCACTGCCACCAAAAAGTAGTATGGTTGCCGTCGCCGCCGCTGTCCCGAGATGTCGGTTTCCACGGCGGCTGCCCGCTATCTCCCTCGTTGTACAATTCCATGGAATCTAGGTAGTAGTTCCCCGCTCCCGTATCCGCTGGCGTGCACATCACATATGTCCTACCATCCACAAACTCCTTGCCTGCATCCGCTACGTACCCCGCAGTTGCCAATGTCGTGTTGTCCTGCTGATCGCCACGAATCATCTGATAGTAAAATCCGTTTTGCATCGTCAGCGTCAGATCCTGATCAATGTGGATCTTCGCATCGGCTGAGGCCTCCGTGTCCAGATACACATTGCGCACAGCAACTGTGTCTCCATTCATGATGGCGATGGGGTCATTGAGGGTGATTGAGTACTCTCCATCAACCTCTTTGCTCGGATCGTCGCGATCCGCTTGCCGAAGTTCGATCAAAGCATCCGCCATTGTATTCTTCTTACCGACTTTTTGTGTACCATTTCTCACTTATGTTGTCTGCTCATAGACTACCGAATATCGGCCGTCCTTGCCAACCACCACAGCCTTGGGCACACGACCAAAGCAGTCCACAACAATACGTGCGCTCAGATCAGCGTTGCCATACACACCCGACCGGGTCACGGTCACCTGGAGATCCTCGATCAACTCCTCAATATCCACTCCGAACAGGGACATCTGCCCCACAGTATCCTGGATCGGCTGCACAGCCAGCGTGTTCTTGGGTCCCACAGTGGCCTGCGCCCACAGGATGTTGCACGGTCCCAGAGTGTCGGTCAGGCACGCAAGCTGCCGCATCGATCCCCGCATTCCGCTCCGAGGCAACACGTTCTGACCGTTGACCCGCACCTGAATCGTCGAGTCCCAAAGCGCTTGCGAACCAAGCTGACCGTAGAGCCGGTTATCACCACCTCCAGTCACCTGTGGCGTCGTCGGCGTGAACTTCAGGATCAGATCTCGCATGTACTTGCCATTGAAACCCTTGAGCTTCTGGTTGATTGTTGCCGCAATCGTCTGATTGCCCGGCACATCAGTCATGCCCGCAATCGCCGGCAATCCGAAACTGTCGTGCTCCACAGCCAGGTACCGGATCCCCTGGAACGTGGCCATGGCGTTCTGCTTAATCATCGATGCCGACAACTCATCAGCGTAGAGTTGCGGCAGCGACGTCTGCAGATCGGTCTTTGTGTTGTTGGCTACGAGCTTGGTTGAGGTCGAGTACTCAACCACAACCCGAAGCTCCTGAAAGACGTTGGTCGGCACGAGGCTCATCGCCCGCAACGACCCAAACAACTCCTTGAGCGAAATCCACGCCTTCTTCGTAGTTGCATCTGTCGTTCCCACTGCATTGCCCGGCGGGTTGACGATAGAAACGTTCTGAGATCCGCCGTATGTTCCGGCGCCGCTCTCATAGTTCATGTCATCGTTACTGGCGAACCCAAGCCCGTTGTGCGACAGCGGACGGCCCATACTGATGTTCACATCATTCGGGGCGTTGACCTTCTGGATCGGACGCCATGCATGGAAGTTTGGAACTGACTCAATCACAGTACCCCCGTCAAGCAGAGCGATCGACTTTATCGGCACTTCGGCGCCAAGCAGCGAGTTGTATGCCGTCGCACCCGATGCGCTCGAAAAACCAATGTTGGCAAGACGAAAATCAGCGTAGTAGCAGGTATCTGGCTCTAGACGGAACTCAGAGCGCAGACCGCTCCTGTCAAACCTTGGATCGATGATGCGACTTACGTACGGAATCGAGTTCTTGACGCTCATTGGTTTGCTTAGGGATTACTTTGCGTGTCGTTTTTTTCGGATTTTAATGGCAAGAGAAGGGGGAGTGATTGGCTGCTTACATAATGAAAAAGCTGCTGAAGTACATATAACACGTGTACGATTCGGCGATCCCGCTGTCGATCTGGATGGAGAGCTTGTTGCTCGACAGATCGATCGGACCACCAAAGTCAAGCCCCAGACCTGACACATCGTTCGAGTAGATGTTGGTCAGGGTCGCAGCGTTGGTGCCGTTGCGAGGATCGCGGAACGACTCGAGATACCGCCCGATCCACTGCACATTGTCCGTCAGACGGTAGGAGATGAGGGCGTTGGTGGAGTCATTGTAGGTAAACTGAACATTGTTCAGACCGGGAATCTGCTGAAGTTCGAGAGTGTTGAGAACTGAATTGCCCTCATCTGCCGTTCGGAAAAACGATGCGTGGAGCGCCTGGCAGACTGCCGGCACGCGCATGCTGAGGTGTGCGCTGGACGAATCAAAGGTCTGCTTGACCGAGACCAGACGCCGCATGGCAATGGCCTGATCGAACTGCGGACCCTGATCGGGCACAGACCGCCAGGTCAGCCGGAGTTCAGTAAGAGCATAGGTGCAATCAGTCGCGGACCAGTCTTTGCCCCAGCACGCCTGGGCGAGCTCTTCCAAGTTGAATGTGAGGCGAATATCACCGCTCTTGCGGTACGGCATAAGGCCGCTGGCCGCATTGAGCACACAGTCCGGCTTGAGTGAGAAGTCGGGGAGGAGCTTGTTAGGTGAGGCATTTGCGGCCCCCGTCACCGGACTCTGGAGCTGCTCGCCAGCTAGCACCTGGCGTGTGAGGTCCACGTTAGGCTGTTTGAGCTCACAGGTGTTCTGCGAGTTCATCATCGAAGTCTGGCTCTCGGTGGCCGTCGTCTTCATCTTCACCCAGCGGGGGTAGTTCTGGATGTTCTCCACCTGACTTCCGGCGATCTGGGTCTGGATGCTGTTAATGAACCCGTGTGCGCCGACGAACTGATCCAGAAAGACACAATCGATGAAATTGGCCGTGGTAGGCATTGCGTTGTTGTTAATCTTAACTTCGATGACGCCCTCAAGCCGCACTGACCCAAACTCGAGGCTTCGGCCTGGCATGCTCATGAGAAAGTCCACGTTGTCTCCCGCCGTGTAGCTTGACTTGACGTTCTGTGGATCCGCCGAGTGAAGAACAAGAGCCTTTGCCATTGCCTAGTACTTGTCAAATAATCTGAGATCTTTTTGCGAGTTTGAACGCCCGCACGCTTAGAGTGAAATGCGACGGGGACGATGAGCGAAGATGCTCAGAGCGCCAATCTGGTTCCCGCTAAGTTCAGCATTAAGCTGAAGAGACTTGGGCATGGCCGTTTGTGGCAACTTGCTCACGATGTACGTCTTCTTGTCGGCGGCCGTTCCGGTGATGACATCCATCGAGCCCACGGTGTTGGAATTACCTGTGTTCTGCGAGAGGTTGCGCACCTGGAAGCCCATGGCGCCAAGACCCGCCGCCATGCGGTCATAGTACAGTGGGCTGTCGACTGCGACGTCGCGATCGGTCAGGTCCACATGATTGCACCGTAATCGGTAACTATCGATGTTCTGATTGATACTAGCGATTCCGCCCGTGGCGCTTTCGGGGAAGCAGACAACAACGCCGTCCGCATCGGCCGGGATGTCGTAGGCCCGTTGGAACGACGTGACGTTAGTGGGACCCACATCCTGAATAGTGCTCCAGGTTGAGTACACAAGGTCCATTGGCATGTCGATCGGGGAGGAGCGCCGAAGCTGCTTGAGCGTCACCTCGGCCGTGTTCCAGTCAATGCCGTTCAATGTCACCTTGGCGCCATTACCGAGCACGCTCACTGTGATGCCGGTGTAGCCGTCATTGGCAACCATAGGAATGGGGGGGAAGATGCCGATGGTGATTGCGCCGGTATCAGAGACTGCGATGCTAGTGACGCGAAAGTCTTGGCCTTGGATAGCCGGCGCGGCGGCAACCACAGTGGCGGTGGTGACTTGGATCTTGGCTCCTACCCAGAATGGCGAGTCCCGAAGCGAGCGGATACCACGGTTGCCGGCCGCCGTCCGTGGTGCCGAGGCGGTGGTCACTAACTGGGTCACGCTACCTACGGCCGCAAATGGCGCAATGTCATTGCAGTTACTAACGCCTGGGGGCACCACCTGCTCCCCAAGCACGTAGGGCTCGAACAGATTAAAGTTCATCTCCATGCGGATGGTGGTCTCGCCGAGCCGACGGGCATCAAAAGCGCGCGTATTGCATAGGTCGAGAAGATCACCAAGCCGGATCTGAATCTGAGCCTCCTTGTATGATGATGCAGTAGCGCCGGTCTTTTGGGTCAGAGTGAACACGCCGTAGTGCTGAAAGCCATTGAGGTCGGCAAGGGTGTTGGCCGACAGGTAGGCCCACGAGTGGTTCTCACGCAGACCGACATCAAGGGTGCTGAGTGCATCCTGAATCTGATCGACCCGACGAACGTTCTCGAGTTGACCGCGGGCCTGGCACCGCATCGACGCGTTCTTGACCAGCGAGGCGTTGAGACAGTGCGTGTCAGTGGCTGACTGTTTGAGGCCGACCTGGTACACACAGCCGGGGAGAGCTGCCCCTGAGTAGTCCGTGCTGGTATCGGTCGGGGTCACAAGGTTCGCTTTGAAAGTCACAAACGAGTCGTACAGGTCATAGACTGCCCCAGATGGGATGGTGAAATTGACGATGTTTACAGTGTCTGAGAAAGGGCCGCCTTCCTGCGCCGGAATTTGAATATACTTGTCCGCCATTGTCCTTGGCCCGCACAATGTTTTTGTGTGTTTTGTTAGTGGAAGGCTTTCAACAAAAGCATTAGACTCCGATGACACTGCTTGGGTTCACGGCACGTGGCGGCTTGGGTGGTGGAGGGGCTTGCTTCTTGGCAGCGTCACCAGCCGCCATAAGTCCAAGACCGAGACCAAACGCCAGGATATCCGAAATAGGATCAGCAAATCCTTGAGCAGCTGCGCCGACGTCCAAGACCTCGGAGGTGGTGGTGGCGGCGGTGGTAGCCGCAGTTGCGGCTGCGTCCTCGCCGGCTTCTGCGGCTGCGCCCTCGCCGGCTTCTGCGCCAGCGGCAGCGCCGGGGTCGGCATCTGCGGGAGTACCATCGCCATGCACTTCGCGTGGCTCGGGCGGTGCGCCATCATCGCCGTGCTCATCGGCGGCAGGATTGTCGACAGCGCGGGCCTCGGGTTCACCCCCGGGCTGTGGTTCACCCCCGGGCTGTGGTTCACCCTCGCGCACTCGTCGATCCACATCCAGAGCCTCTTGGATGGCGGCCCGGCGGTCAGCGGCCTCCATCTCCTGAGGGCTTGAGTAGGGAACCTCGGGGAAGGGAAATTCGGGCAGGGGCTCGGTGGCGGGCTCGGGGGGCGGGGGGGGCCGCTCAAACAGTCCGCGGCTAAAGCTCCCCGCTTGTTGGAGTCTTTTGGGCATGGAAAAGAGCGGGTCCTCCGCAAGGTTGAGCTCGTTGAGTAGACCAGCACGGGTGTACCCTCCTTCCGCCACGGTGCCAGCGACGCGGTCGGCGAACTCATCGGCGGCCTCGGCGGCGGCATCGGGCATTTCCCGGGCGGCGGCTGCGACTGGGTTTCCGTCGGGATCGATAGCATCCACCATGCCCCGAGCGAGAGGATTGTCAACAGGGTCAGGAACGGCCGCCTCGGCAGCATCGGCTGCGCGCGCGGCATCGTCTGCTGCTGCTCTGGCAACTCCGGGTGCGCCCTCAGCAGGGTCGGCACCGGCAGCTCGCGCGGCATCAGCGGCATCGTCAGCAGCATCGGCGGCATCGTCTGCGACAGCTCTGGCACGATTGGCTGCATCTCGGAGGCCATCGCCAGCCTGGTTGACTGCTTGCTTGGCCTGGTTGGTGTACTTGCCGATGACCTCCTTAAGAGCGTCAACATTACCCCCGAGGCTCTCGCGTGCCTTTTCGATGGCTTCGCTGGGGTTTATCTTGCCTTCCACCAGCTTGTCGGCGGTGTCGGCGTCAAGGCCATTGTCTATGAGAGCTTTCTTGGCCTTGTCCTTGGCGTACCCAACGATCTTGCGCTTCACCATTTGCACGATACCCCTTGTGCCTTCGCCCACGCCGTGTTCGACAAAGGGCCCACCGGCAGCGGATAGCAGAGCCTCTTGGATTTCGTTTTGCTTGTTAACCTCTTCGTTCTCGTGCTGCCAGCGCTCCATTGCCTCGGCGGGAACCTGGCCGAGCGAGTTGAAGTACGAGGACAAGTCTGCGTTTTGTTGAGACTGATTGAGCGCTCGGTAGAGGTCAGTAGCCATATTAGCAAGACAGAAGAGATTCCCTTGGCAGGATTTGGTGAGCAAGAGAGGAGGGGACGTGTGAGTGTGAAATGGGCTGGCGCATTCTCGACCAACGTACTAGATGCCGAGCGTTCTCAAGCTCAAGGACAAGACCGACTCGTTTACCACCAACAAGGCTCCGCTATTCAATCTGCCGTTTCGCTTGTTAATGGTTGGCAAATCAGGGATGGGGAAGACCAACTACCTGGCCAACATGCTCCTTCGGTCGTCCTGGTACCGGGGAGACTTCGATGCGTCCAACATCTACATCTTCAGTGGTTCGCTTCATGGTGATGCCAAGTTGCACACCATCATTAATGAGTTGGACATTCCGGAGAGCAATCTTTTTGATAACTACGATGAGTTAGCGCTCGAGGCCATCTACGATCACCTGGTGGAGGAGTACAACGATGCTGTGGCCGACAGGCGTCGGCCGCAGAACTCACTCATCGTTTTTGACGATCTGGGGTTCAGCAACCATCTCAATGCTGTTGCCAAGAAGAATGATCAGATTCACCGCTTGTTTGCCAATGGTCGGAAGTTCTTAATCTCCACCGCTGTTTTGGTTCAAAAGCTCACTCAGCTGAGTACTACCGCACGCGAGAACGCCACCGGCGTCATCGTCGGCCAGATGACCAACAAGCAGCTCGACCTCCTGGATTCCGATTTCAACTACCTCGGTACTAAGAAGGAGTTCCGTGATATGGTCCGTGCTCACACCGATGGTCCGCACGACACCATGACCATCAACTTCTCCGTCCCTTACCTCTACCAGACTAGTGATTTCAAGGAGATCCCGACTTCGCTGCACCGGCATCGGTGAGATCCAGTGAGTACTTGGCTTGGGTCTCTAGGCTGTGCCCCATGGCGTGTGCCACCTGGGCTCGAGCCTTGACCTCTTCGGTTGGAAAGAGGGTGGTGAGGACGATGTGCCGGATCATGCTTGCGCCGATTCGCTTGCCTGTGGGCGCAAAGGTTTCGGTAACGAGCTTGCTCATGGCGGGCTGCAAGAGGGGAGAGGAAGAGAGTAGATAGTCACCGGAGTGGTACTCCAACCAGATCTTGAGCACTCTGGCCAGTTTTGATCCCACCGGAATCTTCAGCACACCATACTTCCCCGACGTCTTGTGGTCACCGATTGAGAACATGAACTTGGTCTTGGGTGAAATCCGCACCAGGTAGTTGTGTTCACCCTTGTCCTGCTCTGACAGCGCAGCGTATGCCTGCCGGCTGATGACCCGAGTGTCACGATACACCAGACGTTGGGGTGGATTGGCATCATCCAGGACATACAGGGAGCCTACGACCCATTTGAGCATGACAGGTTGGAGATGACGTGGGAGTACTCCGCGGCCATTGAGTACTCCAGCCTCCTTCAGTGTATGCTCATATCCTCGCACCACCCGCCGCAACTCTGACAGCGACACCCAGTTCTGCTGTTGCTTGGTCGTTGCCTTCTGCTCCTTGGCCTTCTCTTGGAGATCGGCCATGAGTTGACGGAACTTGATGTTCCATGTTTTGAGTACTCGGGCGGCAGCGGGCACGGCTGTGCCCACCTGAATGATGCTCTGAAGTGCCGTCTTGCGTGTTGCATCATTGGACAGCCCATCGATGTATGCCTCGATGGCCTTTTCATGTTTGGTTGCCCATCGGCGCTTTTCCCAGCCCTCGGCGCCTACGCTGCGGATCAGCATTGATGCCGACTGCACATATGTCTTGATCGTCCCTGGCTTGACTGACATGCCATGGGCACTCCGGTACTCGGTCAGAACTTGCTCCAGTTTGGCTTTGAGCTCCTGCACTTCCTGCCTTGATTCCGCCATTTCCTTGTATCTTATCTTGCGTCAAGATTCTTTTTGAATATAACGCAGCCTAGGCTAAGATATGCCAATCGGTTTGGTCTATGCCCTGATGTCGGATGAAACGCATGACTGGTACATTGGGAGCACCACTCAACGTCTCAAAGATCGCATGAAGCGGCATCGCTACGAGAGCAAGACGGAATGGCGCCCCAAATACCATTATCCGTTGTACGAGTGCATCCGGGCGCATGGTGGCATGGATTGTTGGCGCCTGGTTGAGATTGAGAGGGTAGAGTACTCCACCATTTCAGAATTAAGGCTGCGAGAGGAGGAGCTGAGGTGTGAGTTGGGTCCGACCCTGAATGTTCTTCGGGCGTCGAGGGCAGTACCGGATATTGCCTAGGGCTATGGATAGGACATGGCGGACACGCCCGACATCGATGCGGTGGTGGAAGAGGCATTTGTCTATCTGTGGTCCCGCGATGCGACCCGACTGCGGTTTTTGCAGTACTCGCGATGGCGTGCGACTTTGCGTTGGCATTTCAAGACGCTAGACAATGAGATATTGCGCAAGGTGTTTCACAAGCTGGTGGCTCGTGGCAACTTCATTACTAAGAAGTTGTCACCACACACGCACGTGGCTTACCTGTTCACGCAGACACCGACCACGGAGCTGACTCCTCCCGAGATTGAGCAACGCATCGAGGCTGCAACGTTTCATTCACCCATCATTCGCTGGTGATTTATCTGCAATGTCGCATAGTAGGATAATATATCGCCTGATCTCAAGACCCCCCGAGATCCCCTGCATCTCCTCCGCCCACCCAGGGGCAGGGATGAGTATCTTGAGATCACCACAGGATACGCCTGGAGTGCCAGTTCGGGCTGCTCGGATCGTCCTTTGTCAGTCCCCCCTGTCCGTCTCGGATTCCTGCTGAGCGTGCGAGATAGTTTGCTCGACGTTTGGAGTCACCGTGGTCAAGGTGAGACCACAGACCCGTTCTGTCTTTGTAATGCTCCCTGGTAGCATCCCCGAAGTGTACTGGCTTACCACGAACACTGGTCATCAACTTCTTGCCGGCACGTGTGCTCTTCTCGTAGTTGTAACGTCCAACCTTGACCATTATTGTTTTACAGCGCGGATTATCTGCGCTGTAAAAAACAGCCCCCCGGTTTTTACTAGATCAATACAATGGCGAGAAAGAAGGCAGCACCACGAAAGAAGGCAACGGCGCCAAAGAAGGCACCACATGTCCGTAAGGCCGCTGGGCGGCACTCTGGAACCCCAAGCGCTCCTCGACGAAAGCCGAAGATGCGGATGCCACCGCCGCCACCGCCACCAGCTGGCCGCGCAGGGATGTGGCACGGAGTGCGCCGCGGTGCTCAATCCGTTCCGAACGCTGGGCTGACCCCATCGGGGTACGAGGTTGTTGGCGCGTACTCCGGACGCTCGTCGACGGCGGCGGGAAGTGTCAACTCTCAGTTTAAGCCATCGGTACCCCGCGGCCCAGGTCGAGTGCCCACTCTCCAGTACTTGGCTGCCCGCGCAGCCGGCATGCGGACTGAGCGGTCAGCCCGAACAAAAGGCAGGAAGGTCTAAGCAATCGAACCCAACAAATGCGCAATCACATCCACGGCAAGAGGCAAGAGGGTGAGGGTGAATGGTGTGAGTGGTGGTGAGTTTTGTTTTCTAATTGACACTGATAAATAGTAGCAAAGGTAGCAAGGTAGCAAGTTGGTTTTAAAACCCCATCGGGGTTCCGATTTCACGGATCTGCTCCGGACCCCCCACCCCCCCTCCAGGAGGCAGGTTTCCCGGGAAGTTGATGTGCTACCTTCTTATGCGACCCACACTGTAAAGAGCTTAAGCACATTGAGTTGTCCCGGAGCCAGACGTTGAGTGGTGTGAGTGGTGGTGAGTGGTGGTGAGTTGTGTCTGGCCTCTCGCCGCTGACACTGACCCCCTGACGGCGCGGGAACTCGAAGAGTGTGGTGACACGCTGTTAGACAACCTGTGCTGCCTCTTGCTCCACCGCTTGTTCGCTAATCCGCTTCTGCGCCACTGCGTAATACTTGTCCGTCAACTCCATCCCGATGAACTTGCGCCCCATCCTCTTACACGCAACACCAGTTGACCCCGACCCCATCGTCGGGTCCAACACGACATCGCCCTCGTCCGAGTAATACTTGAGAAAGAACTCCAAAATGTCCTGAGGCTTTTCTGTCTGGTGATGGCGCTTACCGATGGGAGTTTTGCCACTCTCAAACATTGAACAGGGTAGTTGTGGATCAAACCCGTGCCGCTCTCCATCGTAGCCGAAACCAGCCCCACCAAACGCCTTGGCGTAGACTCCATCGGTCTCCTCCAACACTGACGCTGGGGTCGGCACATCGAACTTGCCGTGCTCTTCCCGGTACCGCTTGATCTGCTCTGCCGTATATATATGCTCCTTCTCACTCGCTCCGCCCTTGGTACCGATCCGCCGCTGAGCGTCCTGCTCCGTCTCGCCCTCCTCCAGCACTGACGGCGGGTTTGGTGGCTCGTGTGAGTTAGCGCCAAAGTTGGCTTGACCGCTGCTGTCAAACCCGTGCCCGTTCTTTTCGCCGCCCACATTCTGGTTGCCAATTCGCTTGTGGTACTTGTCCCGGTTGTATTTCGGAGCCTGTTCGTAGAAAAAGTAGACCATCTCGTGGTTCCGCATCGGTCGGTAGCGGCTCTGCAAGCCCCCAGTCTTGTTGCGCTTCTTCCAGACCATGTCCATCTTGTACCCCTTCTCCCACGACTTGATGAGCGTGTAGCCAAACTTGGTAGAGCAAAAGTGAATACACGCTGTCTTTTTGCTCCGCCGCACCCGCTTGAACTGCCGCCAAAACTCTGCAAGATCGATGGGCCTATCCCACGCCACGTCTAGCTCACCATATGGCAGGTCGCAGACCGCTAAATCCACACTCTTGTCAGGCAGCGTCTTCATCAACTCAATACAATCTCCTTGCAGTAGCAGGGGGTTCTCAGCGGTGAGGTCATCGAGGCTACGCATGGGGGCTGGTGCTGCGGCTGCGCTCATTTGATGTATATTCGTACTAGTCAGGTAGGAGATTCACGCGCTGCGAGGCACTTTTTTGTTTGTTTGTGCCTTGGGAGTTTGTAGCGCGTGACACTAGCACCGCACAGATCGCACTCAGTCTGTGGCTCGATGGTTGTTTTGCGCTGCTGACATTTTTGGGTTTGCTTGTGTCGGGACATACCACCGCGCGCCACGACTTCCCCGCAGTGATCGCAGGGGATGGGCTGGTTTGCCTTGGCACGCACCTCGTCGTGGTGGTCAATGCGGTATTGGCGCGACAACGAGTTCATGCGATCCTTATTTGCGTGGTGATATGCTCTGCTCTTAGCGTTCAACTCATCTCGCTTTTCAGCGTACCGATCCTTCATATACTGATCCTTGCTTCCAGCAACAGCGAACGCTCCAGGAACGCAACTATTGAGAGTAGCAATATCGCGGAGGCGCTGGAACCATTCGTGCTCACGCGTGTTGCGCTGAACGCGCGTTTCGCAACTGAACTCCTCAAGGACAACCATCGTCCAGTTGTCCCAGCCCCCGTGCGCGCGTATGAACTGGTAGAGACGTAGATTATATCCTTTCTCGCTCTCATACACACATCGCCGACGATGCCTGTCTCGCCGTGTCCGCACGTTGCATGTGCTCCCAACATAACAGTCAGTTATGCTGGGATCCTTGCAGCAGAGTTTGTAGATGCTAGAGTGCTGGTACATGGCTGCCATGGTCTGCGTCTTTCTGCGTTTTCCGTTCAAATCAATTTGCGGACGGGATGCGCGGCCTCTCAAAGCCTCTCAAAGCCTCTCAAAGCCTCTCAAAGCCTCTCAAAGCCTCTCAAAGCCTCTCAAAGCCTCTCAAAGCCTCTCGCTACCCAAAAAAACCGCCCGCTGACACTGACCCCCCGCCGCCGCCCTCTGCCGAGCAA